CACCTGTATCCATTACCTCTTCGCTCATGAGGTGTCCTTTCCTTCGGTCAACATACGGACAATCAACAGCACTGCTGCTCGTTGACCTTCGTTAAATGCACTTTCGTAAGGATTGTCCGAATAAGTGGTTGTCTCAAACCCAAAGCGGGTTTTAAGATCACTCAATACAATTTCTCCATCGTCCGTGTTGAACGTCCGTCGATAGGAAAGTTTTAAGTCTTCAATTTTCTTCACTGCTCAAGCCCACCTACAGCCTTAACCAGTGGCGCAACCTGACCTGCCGCTTCAGCCGACATCATCTGCTGCTCCATCTCTTGCTGCTGCTGTGCCGCCTGCGCCTGCTGCCTGCGGATCCGCGCAACCTCATCGTCGCTGCGGATCACACGCGCAGGGATGCCAGTGACCTCAACTAAGTACTGCACAAGCTTGTCGCTGTCCAAGTAATCCATGACAGGTGCAATCTCAGCAACCTGCATCATGACCTCGAACCCGCGCAGCATAGACTGCAAGTCAGTCAGCTTCTGCGCCTTTGCCAGTGGGCTTACATACTCAATGTCAATGTCCTGACCTTGTAGTTGCTCAGGAGCGGCTGGGAGTAGTCCGTTCCTGAGCAGCAGCGCAAAGGAGCGGGAAATAAGAGGCTGCAACAACTCGGACTGCAACCGTCCGAGTACAGGCCCGAGCAACCGCATCTTCTCTTCATTGCGCTGCAACACTTCAGTCGCTGTCATCGCTGGGCCTTGTGACATCAACAACTGATCTACATAGAACGCCTGACGGATCGCATTGCGCCGTTGCTCTTCCATGTTCAAACCTAGTGGATTATTCGCGCCGATCTGCAACGGCTCCAAACGATCCCGTGTGCCCGTGCGATAGAAGTTCAACGCACCTGGCGTTGTGCGCACTGGCAAAACAAAGCCATCGTCAGGCACCATCAAAGGTGGGTCAATCTGCTTCTGAGCCGCGCGGATCGTTGTTTCAGACATCTTGTTGACCATCTTAACGTCAGGCAACGCATTCATCGCAGGCGAACGCCCATAAGTGCTTACGCTATCCTTGACAAAGCGCGGCACCATGAACGGGAAGTCATCAAAGCCACCCTCAGAGATAAGCTTCTTGCTATCCAAATGATAATAAACTGACGCAACAGGCTTGTTTTTAGCAAGCCTACCTTTGCTTTCGCCACGCGGATAGACAACATGCACAAGGTCATGCTCTTTGTGCGGATCGTCTTTTAAGTCTTTCGTCATCTGCGTGGGCAGGTTCTCTTCGCCAAAACGCTGCGCAGCAGCACGAGAAGTGATTTTAAACTTACGATAAACCGTATCAACCTTGCCGTTGGCATCCTCGGCAACTGTCACCTCTGCAATGTGACGTGCGCTGAACCGCAGACCCTCACGATCACCCTCAACATAGAAGGCAGCCGTGCCAAACACGACCAAATCATAGTACAGCTCATGTATCTCTTGCTGGAAGTTTGAGCGGTTAAACGCCTGATACATCTGATCCATGCAGACTTCCAACCACTCGTTTGCAGCATCATCGCCCTGCAACGCAGGATCACGATACCGCATCGAAAACCAAGGTGTGCTGGGTGATGTCAGCATACCATGCAACGACGACGACAGCAGCTCAACTGCATGAACAGCCGTGCCGTCATAAATCAGCTCTGTCCGCTTATCGCCCTGCGTCCGCTTCTTTGTAATGTCAGCCTTGCGCGGCAACATATAATCCGCAAGCTCTTGCCAGTGCTTTTCCCAATTAGACCGCTGAGACTGCAATGTTCTATATCTACGGTCTAGCTGCGCAATCAACGGATTTACTTGTGCCATTACATCATTCCAATACTATTTAACATAGAACGCTTCTTGCGCTTCTCTTTTCCCTCAACAGCACCGCCCTGCATGCGCCCTGCCATCTTCTGGTTCAAACGCTCTAACGGATCAACAGTCATGTCAAAACGCCGCTTGGCTGGCTGGGACGACTTACGCCCCATCTCACCTGCAATGTTCTGTGGGCTGCGGTACATCATGTGATCAAACCAGTCGGCTCGCCACCGCCTATCAATGACCTACGGCGGCGTGTTCGAGCCGTTGTCAGCAAACCCTGCGGCCCCGTCTGGATCGTCGCACGACGACCCTTACGCGCTGTCTCAGCAACTTTCTTCTCCGCTGGCCCCTCTGCAACAGCCTCAATGGCAGCAGCGTCCATCTCGCCAGACGCAGCAGACGTTTGACCAACCGTAACAGGCTCAGGCGCACCGCCAGGCGTGACAGGCGCAGATGTCGCAGTTGTCGTAACTGGAGCCTCTGCAATAGGAGTAGGCGCCGTAGGAGCAGGTGGTGGCGTGGGAGTTGGTGCTGGTGGTTTAGGTGTTCGAGGCGGCGGCGTGGGCGCTCTAGGTGGCGTAGGCGCAGGAGCTGGACGGCTGTCGTCACGACCATACTCTGTGCGCATGTTCTGTTGTGCCGCTCGCGCAGCAGTCGCGGCAGTCCGTGCTTGGTAGCTGTCAATGGCTCTAGGGCTATATCCCATTTGAGAAAGCTTTTCAGCTTGGCGATCTTTGCTCATGCCAAATGTAGACAAGCCCATTCTCAAGTCAGTTGAAATGTTTCTGGTAACAGCCTGTGCAGTCTGCCGTAAATTTCTATTAGCACCAGAACCACGACCCGCGCTGCGCGTGGGGGCTGGAGTTCGTCTTGATGATCCAGACCTTGAACTGCTTACACTACCTCGGTTGCTTGCGCTGCTACCACCAAAACACATTACACCAAATCCTTATACACACTCGTCCCCGTAGGAACAAAACCCAGACGCTCCAGCAAAGCAGCGCCCCTTTCACTCTTAATGCCAGATGTCGCGCCTGTCAAAATCTGCGCAGCTCCAGCATCAACAGCCCAATCCTCAAACATCTTCATCAGCCGCACACCAACCATGCCACCACGATGCTCTGGCTTAACATACCAAATAAAATCGCCTGCGACTACCCTTTCGCTATATGGCGGCACAAACGTCAATCCTATAACACATCCGACAAGATCAGCCCCAGACCAAGCCCCAAGAACCAAACTACCATCGTCGTCAATTCGATCACTCACCCACTCCACCATAATATCCCAGTCAAACGGCACAGACCGCTGATACGACAACCCGTGAAACTCCTCGCACAAGTCAGTCACAGCAATCGCGTCAGTCTGCGCAGCCAATCTATACTCAAGCGGCAAACGGGTCATAATCCATCACCGCCTGTGTCTGCGGTGCCTTATAGCTCGTGTTCTTCTCGCGCAGCCCAACTGCAAAATACCGAAACGCATCAGCAGCGTGGCTGCTCCAATCATGCACAGGGTTCGCACGAAACGTCCTGCTCTTATCATTATACGCCCGATGATACTGCCGCAAACACTCCAGCAACTGCTTGCACTTCTCACGGTCAAACCACAAACGCGGTATCAGCATCTGTGCCGCGTGTATCCCATCCTCCAACGGCAGCTTAGGCACAACACGAAAATTCAACCCCAAATCCCAAGCAGTCTCCCGCCTAGACTTCCCAGACCCAAGCTCCCGAACCTCAATGTCATGCGGGGCATTGTGCGTCCCATACAAATAGTTCCGCTCATTCAATATCTGACAATAATGCGGCAGCCCCTGGTTTCTGTTCTCATAATAATCAATCACATGCACAGCCCTGCCAATCGTCTGGGTGAATAGTATGCTCGTGCTATCTCCCACGCCCAAATCCCACCACGTGTCCACCTTGGCAGTCGGATCATAAGGCACCTTCGTAATCTGCCCAGCAGTCGCAATTTTCTCCAAGTCGGCGCCATAAATCGCACCAGGCACATTCGCATTCCAGCTACACTCAAACTCCTGCATGTACTGATCGTGCGTCATCATCCGCTTGGCTGCTTCCAATTCCTCATCGTCAAGCAGCCCAGTCTGGCTCGCTTTGTACACAGCCGCCAGCCAGTCATCGCTCCCAGTCGCCTGCTCATAATAATCATAAAACGCATTATGCCCCTTGGGAGTGCCGACGAAAATACAAAACCCCTTACGATCCGACAGCGCAGGTCTAAGAACTTCAGGAAACACGTTCTCTGGCATGTCAGCGACCTCATCCATCACGCACCCATCAAGATAGATGCCGCGCAGGCTGTCTGGGTTCTCAGCGCCGAGAAGGCTAATCCGAGCACCCGTAGGCAGATCGCACCGCAGTTCAGTCTCGTGAAACTTCACATTCGGTATGCCACCCGCAAAATGTTTTATATAATCCCAAGCTACATTCTTCGCCTGACGATAGGTGGGCGCCATATAGGCATAGCGGGGGTTCTGTTTCTGAGAAAGCAACGCATGCCGCAAGATATGATTGATCGCCCAGACCGTCTTGCCAAACCGTCGATGACACACCACAACGCCCCAACGCTTCTCCTGCATCTCGTTATGCAACGACATCTGCAACGGTCTAGGCTCATATGGTATCTCAATGTGCGTCAATGCTCTGTGACCTCTTTCTGATTTTCGTAAATCAGTATCCCATGTCTCTCCAAGATAGCCTCATACAAATCAATAAGCAACACTGCACACTCTAGCTGCTTTGACACCGAGGATGAGGTGAGGATGCCGTGGCGTAAGGTTTCTAAGTGATTGAGCATTGCGTGTTGCTCGGTTGTTAG